CGTTTCAGATAATGCGGTATATTCGCTTTTGACACGTTCAAATTCAGCCGGATCGATCGATTGGCCTGCATTATCCTTTTCCGCAACATCAGCGCCACCTGTACCGCCATCGCTTCCAGCTTCATCCATCAACACATAAAACTTATTACCCATCTGTCACCTCACTATCCAATTCATCAATCTCAGCCTCCAAAGATTCCTGCAGAAACTTTCTGCCGGTTTCATTTCGAGCATACTTGTCTGCCAAAACCTTGAAAGCAGCCTGTGCAAGCAAATAATCAATCGTGTCATCCTTGCCGACATGTATTTTGTTCTGCTTCATCAACTCAGCAACATCGATATTCCTGATCTGCTGCGCCACTATTTCTACCGCCTCATCGTATCGCTTCATAGTCCAGCCCTCTCAAAAGCTAATGGTTCAAGTTTCTTTATCTGTTCAATATTTAAGGGTTCGAATCTCTTGCCTAGTTGCAATTCAGCAAATCGCTGCGAACTCAGCCCGCCATCACGCAACAATTTACCCCGCGCCTTACCGATAACCTCATCCTGAAAATCTGCTGATTGCCGTTTTAACCAGTCGTAATAAGTCTCTTTTGCCGGAACTGATACACTATTTCCGTCAGCATCACGCGCCGCCCGTGTTGCGCCTTTATCGAGTATCGCAAATCGGTCATCGAGCACGGCTATTGTACTGGTTCGACACCGTATATGGAATGGCGGACGCGGCCCGCTGTCAATTGGGAACTCTTGCGAATCCAAAGACCTGCAAATTTGTGTTGTGCGATTGTCAAGCGTAGCCACAATCCTGACCTTTTTGATGATGTCTGAATTACGCTTCCATACCGCTTCACGCGCCCGAGATGAAACGTGCTGCAATGATGTTCTTGCGATAATCTCAGCGTCTCGCTTTGATATATTCATCAACCCGTCAGTGTAATTTCTCGCCGCAGTGCCGCGTATGCGCTGAATGACTTGCTGTGTCGTCTGACCTTGCGCATAACCCAACCGGATAGCGTTTGTTACACGTGTCTTCGTGTTACCCGAAACATCATCAAAGAACTGATCCAGCAAAGCGCCTTGATAAATACCTTCAACCGATAGCGGATTGCCGAATATCGCAGCGCTTAACTGTGTCTCAGTTGGCAAAGCTAACTCACGATTAATCACAACTTTGTTCAATGATTTTTGCTCAAACTCGGCTTCATACTGTCCGGCATCAATAAGCTGAGCTTTCCATGCCCGCTTATAGTCCTGATAAACATCGTCAATCAATGCACCAACAAACTCAAGCTGACGATTCAATCTTGCTCGTGTAAACTCGGTTATGTCTTTCTTTGTTAACTGTTTACGCAAATCATCGTCCATTCTTCGCAAGAAAGAATCAAACTGATTCGCATCATGCGTCTTCAGCCGCTCAAAGAACACCTGATGGCGTGTCTCTATCTCGATAAGTTCCGGCGATGCGCTAGGCATTATTCACCCAAATCAACACTTGATTCTGTTGTATTCACTTCCTGCATGAATTCTTCGAGCGTTTTGTCGTGGCTCGTCAATTCAACCTTTTTAAGCCAGTTAAAATAATCCACCGGCGGAATTGACCCAGCAACGAATCCTGCTGACATTTCCCGCAGTTCGTCGCTTGACCACTTGTGGAACGCAAAGTCTGTGGTGGTTTTGTAGAATGCTTCAGTTGTTTCAGTTCGCATAAACCTACCACACCACTCAATTGCCTTCGTGTATGCTTCGGACAAGTTCTGTGAAATTAATGACAATGCACTATGCTGAACCTGCTGTTCGCCCAACACTTCAACTTCTTTTCTTTCGCGCCCTGATTGAGTCATCAAAGAAGCGCCCATCATTACCATCAGTTCCACCTTCTTCAGCATCGCCTCACCGACTAACGGATTATGTGGTGCACTTGCGAATCCGAATGTCTCTCCAGCTGGAACACCAATCAAGTTACGCGAACCGACATACATTTTATTTTCTTTCATCATGTCTATATGCGTTTGAGTAACGCCGGACATCCATGGTTGCGCTTGACCAGCGAACCATACAGAATCCTCATAATCGGCACTGTTTCGGTAATGCCCGATATTCATGCGCACCATGCCATCAAGCAACGGCGTGTCTACTTGCGCGTCGTTGTTGGATGATCCAATAAATGTGAAAGGAATCTCATTCCATGGATTGCCGTTACCGTCAAGCGGTATATGCCATTCGCCAGGCATCCATTCTTCCTTGCCGCCTTCTAGTTTCATCCTGCGCCATGTGCGCTCAGCAAATACATCATCACTCAAAGCAAATTCTTTGATGATGTCTCTGTATTCAGGTTCGTATTCATCGTCATCGAATACCTGTTCTTTGTCCTGAATAATGACGCGTGATAATAAAGATCGAGACCCTCTGTTTGTTTTTTGCCAATTGATAATCTGATCTGGCGCGAATCTGTGAATAGTCGCAAAGAAATTGCCCATTTCCATATCAGCAACAGAGACACCGCCATCAGTTTTTGGAAATGACACATACAACCCAGCACGTGACATTCTGATAATGTCGTATGCCACCATTTGAGACTGCTGATAAATGCTGTTACCCATTCCGTCAGCATTGGTTAGCAGATATTCAAGCGTACTCGGAACAACTAATTCAGGCTCTTTTGAGAATAATTGAGAATGCAGCCCATTAGCCATATGTTGGGCAATCGGGTAAAACACAGCACGCTTCTGATACTGTTCGTTCCGAATCCGGTTATCATCAGAATCATCATGCGGATTCAGCTTAATGAGATATTCACCCAGGTTTTCCAGCTCGGTGATATCTTTGATACGCTTCCATATCGGCGCGTACTTATCATAATCTTTATGCTGTGAGTCTATTGGCATTGCTTACCTCGCTGAACCGATGCCGGTGTATAGAACAGGCCTATTAACCGGGAATTTTCTATAAATGAAATAACCTGCATTATCTACCCAGTCATCTATTGCAGGATGCTTATCAAACTTCTCTGGCTCGCCTTTCTTGTCGTAGCCTTGCTGCTCCAATGCTTCAGTGAGTAAAGGACATTTGGAAGTGTCTATATTGAATCGATCATGTGAAAGCAGCGCATTAAACGAGTTTATTCTGTCCCTTACAAATGGATTCTGATTGGCGCAGTCAACTCTATAACCCGCCTGGCTAATGATGTCTATATCCGTTGCGCTGGCGTTTGTTGATCTACTGCCACCACTTGCATCAGGATAAACGGTTATCTGCTTTCCTTTGAATCTTGCCAAGTTGTTTATAAAGTCATACGTATCATGAGAAACAAACTCATCAATCGCGTGCACTTGTTTCCCGTTTATGATAAACACATTCGAGCAGCAGCCTCCGATGTTGAAATCAATTCCGACATGAATCGCGTTATATTCTTCCGGTTTTAGTGCTGGCTTGTGGTGCTTGTCTCTATCAAAGAAGTGCTAAACCTTTTGGCTGGTTAAGTTGACAAACTCGCCGTCAATGTATAATTGAGCAAGCTTTTCATCATAGTTTTCTCGTATTTGATCAACATAACCAATCGGCAAGAATGGGTTGTCTGTTGTTTTGGCCTTGATTAACTGCTGGCGTTCAGTTGAGTTCCTAACCCAGCGGTTATATACAAAACCATGCGTTCCGTGATCTGGAGACGTTACCGCTCCGATTGTATTCCCGTTTATTGACTTCTGGCGCGTCCTTTCAGTTACCCTTCGCCATATCAATTCTGCTTTGTCTACAGGAACATCGGCAGAATCAATCTCGTCAACAATTGAGTGAGCGACCTCAAACGCTATGAACCGATCCGGATTATCGTACGATCTTAAGTACATCAAACCGTAATCTTTAATATTGATGCAGTAATCGGATTTATTCAGGCTATGCCTAACGCCTATCTGAGATAAACGGTCAATAACGCCCGGTATCGCCCTAAGTTTTAATAGATCGTATGTTGGCATCGCGTACAGCGTATTAATACCAGGCTCGTCAAACATTAACCTGAGTAATCGCTCTATGCCAGCATGAGATTTTCCGCTACCAAGACCGCCAACAAACGCCGGATTCGGAGACTCTGAAAATACAAAATCATCCTGTGCCGGTAACAAATCAATAAAGACTTCTTCAGCTTGTTGCATTGG